GCGGGTGAGGAACCTGCTGTTTGCTTGCGCCGCCACACCGTCGAACGCGATGGCACAGCGCCAACCTTCGGCCCGGGTTTTTTCGCGCCCTGTTTTTTCATCCCGTTGCGGATGCGCTCGGCGATCAGGCTGCGTTCAAATTCCGCGATCGCCGCCAGCAGTGTGAAGACCAACCTGCCGACTGGCGTCGACGTGTCGATCTGCTCGGTCAGTGAGATGAACTCAAGATTTTTACGCTGGAAATTTTCCAACACCCGCAGCATGTGCTGCGTGGAGCGGAAGAAGCGATCGAACTTCCATACCACCACGCCCTGGAATGCGCACACCTTCGCGTCGACGGCCTGCATCAACTCGTCGAGAGCCGGCCGCGATTCTTTGGCGCCGCTCCAACCCTGGTCGATGTACTCGTCCACAATCGTCCAGCCGCGCATGCGGCACATCTCGCGCAAGGGTTGCAGTTGAGCCTCCGGATCCTGTCCGCGGAAGTCGTGGCCGTCCGCTGCGTCCGGATCGTGCGCCGCTTCCGCTTTTCCGCAGGTCCGGCAGATGTCCTTCGAAACACGCGCGTAGAGGGCGACGGAGTTCATTTCCCTGTTAACTGATTAGTAAAAGAGGGCGGCAAAAAAGGCTTTTTTCAATTCAGGTGATCTGAAACAGCCGAATTGCCGCAGCCAGCAGCGCAAGGGCGGTTTCACCACAGAGCCACAGAGCCACAGAGGACGGCCCTAACGCGCCGCCGCGGCTAATGCCTTGGCTCGATCAGCTCGCTCTTGTTTCCAGTGGTTGCCGTGGACCTGGTTTGCGAAATCGCTGTAGACGGCGGATTCTCGGCGCAGGTGGAATGTGATGAACGCCCCGACTTGCGCCGTGATTCGCTCCGTCTCGCCGGCGCGTAGATGAGAGAGTTCCTCAGCGCGGCGATGTAAAGTCAACGGCATTCTCGGGGTACCTCGTGTCTCTGTGGGTGAAACGCGCTCAGCTCGCCGGTTGTGCCGGCTTCTTCTTCAGCCGCACATCGAGCGATGGCTTTTTGTCGGCGGTCACGGTGCACATCAGCAGCAGCGCCATCAACTTGGGCGCGAGTTTTTCCGTCTTTACGATCTCGGCCGCGGCCGACTTCATCGTCCAGCGCGTGTCGCTGGTAAAAATCTTTTTCAGCAGCCTGGTCTGTTTCGCCTTCACCAGCGCCAGGCGCAAGCGCTCGACCGCGGCGGAGTCCTGCGTGGTGTACTGGCTGAACGTCGCGACCATCTCCCACAGGATCCCGTGGAGGATTTTCGATTTCGTCGCGTGCGGTCCTCCGTGCGATCGCACCCACTCGATCAACGCGAGTTCGCGATCAACGGCGTTGTTCGTGGCCGTCTTAAGTTTTTCCCGCGCATCAGCGAGATCTTTATGGAGGTGCCCGAATTCCTCCGCGGCGGTGTCCACCTCCGGAGGAAGCGGCGACTTCGCCGGCGCCGAAATTTTTGCGAGTGCTGCGTTCATGAGTTCACTCTAGCGGCCAACCATCACGCGCAGCCAAGTGACGGCGGTACTCAAAACTGCACCGAGGTCACACCGCTGTTTACTGACTCGGTTCAAACGAAGCGCGTGTTTCCAGCCTGTACAGGCTAGAATGCGGACATGAAAATCGAACCCTGCGTGCGCTGCGGACGTGCTCTAAAAACCGCAGAGAACATCAACGAAAGCGGCGACCCTTGCGTCGTCATCTACACCATCGCGCAGACGCGAGGGTTTCGGCCGCTCACCCGCGCTGCGGCGCATCGCCGCCACTTCTGTAGTCCCTGCGCTGTATCGAGCGGCTACGGCCCCGCTCCGGAGGGTGGCTTCAATCACGATGTCTGGGAAGAGCTGCGAGAGATTCTGGAGAAAAATCCTTCGGTGAAAGACGTGGCTCACGAGCAGACGTTCCACCCGCCTGTGCGCCCTCGCCTCATGCCGGGATCAAAGCCGGATGAAACTCTCAACCCCAAAGAGCCGCGAATGTCGCTCGTCGGCTGAGTGTTCAATTTTGCTCAGACTCGATTTGCCCGTTTCGCTACAACCGGAGGGATGATCCCACTCCCATTCGCCGCCTGGAAGCGCGAGCTCTTAGAGTCCGCGGGATCGGCCAGCGCGCCCGTGGTCAAGATCGGCGATTACGTGCTCGAACTGTTTTGGCGCGACGGCTGCGAGCCCACCATCACCGCGCTGCTCGATTACGCGCAGGCGGGATTGCGCCCCGCTGCTGTCACACGCGCGCAACGTGCAGAAAGATCGTCCGCAACGTCGCTTCTCTGAGTGCGGGATCGAAGGGCGCGATCTCCTTCAAGTCCGGCCGCTTCAACTCCAGGTCAAACGGATTCTGCCGCTTGATCGTGACGGCGTAAGGACACCGCGGCGACTTCGCCCGGTGTCCCCACGATCCGCAATCACCACACTTCTGCATGTTGTCATTCCGAACGCGCGCTGGAAGCGCGGGTGAGGAACCTGCTTTTACTTCGCCGGCGCCGACGAAGCGGCCGTTGGGTTGACGACGACGGTGCTGCCCGCGGATGCTGACGTTGCCGCCTTCGGAATCGATCCCAGGATCGCATCCACTTCATCCGTCAGCGCGCTGACCACCGCCGTCACCTTCGCCTGCGTGCCCGCGTCTTTGATTTGAGCGGCGCTGAGCAACTGCGCCAGGTTCGACTTCACCGCGCCCAGCAGCGCTTGCACCTGGCTCGCGCCCGCAGCCGTTGCAGCCTGGTCCGATGCGAGCAAGCCCGCGGCGGCGCCCAGGTCGGTTTGAATTTCGTTGATGACATCGGTGAGCACCGCCGCGGCGGGTTCGCCGGCCACCAGTGCGACCAGAGTTTCCGCCAGCGGACCGGCGATGCGCAGCGTGGAGCTGGCCACCTGCGTCCACTTCACATCTTTGAAGCGGCCAAAAAACGCGGCAATGCGATGGAAAAATGTTTTCATGACTTCGTCTCCTTCTGAATGGTTTGCAGGTCGGTGGCGATCTCCTGCGTGGCTTCAGCTGAGGGCAACACCACCAGCATGCCCCGTGTGAGCTTCGATTGTTCGCGGCGAAACAGCGTCGTCATGCAGATCGCGGCCATCACCATGCCGGCGCCGATTGCCGTCGTCGCCGGATGCGTGGCCGCGAGCAGAGAACCGCACGTAAACAGAAACGAGACGACGGCCGAGAACGCCAGCTCAAATAAAAACTTGAGCCATTGCGCCCAGATCCCGTCCTTGATCCTGCCCAGGACAAACGTTGCGATCGCGTCGAAGGGGTTCATAGGAAAGCCGTCAGCCGTCAGCTATCAGCTCTCAGCCAAAACAAGTGCGTGTCATTCCGACCGAAGTCCGGAGCGGCAGCGACGGCGAGTGGAGGAACCTGCTTGTTCGTGTGCAGCGGCTACTTCGAGTCGGCTGCTTTGATTAGGCCCACGCCCGTGGTGACGCCGGCGAGAGTTGCTGCGGTGTTGATGGGCTGGCCATGCAGATAAGCCAGGCCCGCGGTGGCCAGCGTGACAACGATCGTGAGCACGCCAGCAAGAGTTGTTTTCCAGTCCTTCATGTTTTCCTCCGTGTCTCTGTGTCTCTGTGGTGAAAGGTTTTTTGCTCGCGACTCAGGACTCACAGCTCGCGGCTATTGGTAGCTCTTTACCCGCGCCAGCACCTGGCCGGGATAATGGGGATTGCCGCCGCCGTTATACGCGAGCAGGGAAGTCTCGTTGTCGCGATGCACGTCGAAGCATTTCTGCAGCTTGCGGCAGCCGTAGATGACGCCGAGATCGAGCGAACGCAGTGTGGGGAGATCGCCGTCGAAGCCGAACTCCCGCGCCGTCTGCCCCATGATCTGCATCAAGCCCCAGCTCGTCGCGCGATCGAGAGATTCGAGAAACGGCAAGTTCAGCGGGGCAATGTAGTGGCGCAGGAAAGCCGGCTCAAAGCGCACCGCGCCCGGCTCCCATCCACTCTCCTGCTCGCACACCGCCGCCACGAGCGAAGGCTGCAAGCCAAACTTCAAAGCGATGGGTGTAACCAGCGCGAGCCGCGCCGCGGGCGTGGAAAGATCGTTCATGGTGTTCTCTGTGCCTCCGTGTCTCTGTGGTGAAAAAAGGTTTTGCTCGCGGCTCAGGGCTCGCGACTTCCGTGGTATGCTTTTGCCCTACAATCTCGAATCGGCCGGAAACGTTATGAAAAAATCGAAACGTGCGATCGCCAAGCCGCGTAGGGTAAAAGTGGAAGCGCCGGAAATCTTCGTCCGCACCGGCGAGGGATACCGCGCCGGCTACGCCCACGCCAGCCTCCGCATAAAATCTGGCAAATATGTCTATCTGGTCTGGCGCGATGGCGGACGCATTCGCAACTTCTACCTCGGCCGCAAGCGGGATTCTTAGCCTACGCGGCCGGCCTCGATGACGTCGGCCGCGCGCCGCCGGCAGCTCCTCGAGCTCCGGATCCGTGTAGGGCAAAAAGGCTGTGCTTTTCCTCGCGACTCAGGACTCGCGTCTCGCGACTTCACTCGACGCCGGTCATCACGCCCGTGATGCCATAGGGCGAATACTCTCCATAGTTCGTCGGGCTCGAGGGCGGGATGAACGTGTAGATCGAGGGATCCACCTGGCGCCCCACCAGATCCACGCCGAGCGCGGGCACGGAATCTTTTCCTCCGCTGCCATCGAAAACCAGGTTGGAGTTTTCCGCCTGGAAGACTCCGTTGCTGATGCCCCAGCGCGTATGCGTGAATTCAAAGGTGTCGCCGGCGCCGGCCGCCAGCGCCGTGAGTTTGAAGGGCAGCGTGTGCGTCTGCTGGAAGCGCAGGCGCATCACCCCGATCTTGGCCAGGCGCTGCGCCATCCACAGGCTTTTGGTGAAGTCGAGATTAAGATCCTGCCAGATCACCTGGCCGCCGTCTTCGGTGTTCAGGTAATTCGGTTTGCCGGCTACGCTGCCGTTCGCCTGATACGGTGGATAGCTTTGCGTCTGCCACGTCGAAGGCACCTGCGTAAGGGCCAGCGCCGCCGCAGGGTTGGTGGGCAAATAGCTGGGCGCGTATGTGCCTTTCATGCTGTTGGCCACTTCTCGCGCCGAGAGCCGAAAGTCGCCTTTGATGGGGCCGCGCAGATCCTTATCGCCCAGCGAAACCGTGGGCGTCACGTAAGCGCCGGCAAAGACGCGCCACATATCGCCCGGGGGAATCACCCAGCCGGCCATGGAGGCGCACAGCGCGCTCAGTACATTGCCGCGGACGGACGAGTGATCGAACATGCCATCGCAGGCATAAAGGTTTTCGTAAACCGTCCCTGTCGACGCCACAATGATAGCGACCTGCTCTTCACACACATTGGCGGCGGCGATCACCGACGACTCGTCGATCGTGCTCGGGGCCACGCTCAGCCCGGCGTCGGTGTCCTGCAAATAATCGTTTACGATCAGCGCCGCGTTTGATGGATTTGCAGCGTTCGGCGATCGACCGAGACAGACCCAGCCCAGGCCGCTATCCGCCGTCGTCCCGCCCAGCGCGGTGGAAAAATTGGGATGCGTGGCGCCCGAGTTTCCCGATCCCGAAGCGACCATCTGGAAGTAACCGATCGGCGATTCGATGATCGTATAAACCGCATAGCCCGTGCCCGGCTGCCAGCCATCGTTGACGATGCGCCCATTCCAGCCCTGCATGGTGGCCGAGAATTGCGCGTACACCGCGCCCAGGGCGAAGGCGCAATGCCAGCTGCAACTGTTGTCGGTGAGTGTGGCCCCAATGGTGTTCGTCTCAAACGCCGGCCGCGTCGCGCCCGTCACCGTGGCGCCGGAATTCATCTGCACCCAGATATTACTGTTGCCGTCGATGATGTAGCTGTCGTGCGGCGTGTTGGTCGAAGCCAGCCACGCGGTGTTCACCCGCGGGTCGAGAATCTTTTTGCCGGTCACCAGAAATCGAATGTCGGGGATCTGCCCGCTGGGAAAGACCGCGGTCCAGCCCACGTCGGCGCGCAACACGACGTGCACCTTGGCGCATCCGCGCTGCATGCACGCACTCGTCCAGGCCGGGTCCGACGCGGTGAGGTTGGGGAATGGCGGCGCCGCATTGTTGGCGTTGCCCGCATCGAACTCGAAGAAGATGTGTCCGTAATAAAAATCGTTCACCGAGCCGCTGCTGCCGGGAAGGATCTCCCAGTTACCCACCGGCTCCTGCTGGATGATATCGGTTTGAAAGTTATATACCGTGCCATTGATCACCACCGCATCGAAGCTGGTGATCTCGTGCGCGGCGATCGTCGCCACCAGGTGCAGATATTGCCCGGTCGTCGAAAGATTCTGTCCGGGAGGAAAGCTGGCGTAGGTGAGCAGTTGCTCCAGCGGCGGCGTGAGAAATTGCCCATAGCCCACACGCCGGTACTGCGAACCGGTGGCAAAGCTGATCGTGTTGGTGATGCCGGCAGGCTTGGGCGTCGGACGCAAAGCCAGCCCCACGCCCGCCAGGGCGCTGGACGCGCCAATGCCGATCATGGCATTCATGACCTGCAGGCTGCCGACCATGCCAATGCCGATAGGTCCGGAGGCCAGAGCCAGCGCGATCCCCCCAACGATCAGCCCGATTTCAGATACAGTTTTGCTCATAAAGCTTTCAGTACTCAGCCTTCAGCGATCAGCTAAAATCAGAGGCGTGGACAGTCTCGCTCCAGCGGAAGTGCTCGAAGTGTTGCGCGCGATCGAGAGAGGGGAGGTCCACGTTCTCAATCCCCTTTGTGATTTGCCCGATTGCCATGGCGAGTTCCGATTAAGCAATGGCTGGGAAATCTCGGTGTTTATCGACGCCGGCGATTGGGACTATGTGGAGTGGGCGCGGTCTCCGCAAGGAGCGGAGTGGAGTTGCGAGGCTTACGATGACGAAAAGATATGGCCCTCCGAGCTCCGTGAATTCCGTCCATCCGACCGCTCAATCACCCATAACTACGGAATCCTTGATGACGATCCCTGGTCGGTCGGGATTGATCCGCAGAGCGGCCTTCATCGTGCACGCAGCCGTCCCCCCGGAAGCTCGTAGAGCCAGCAGCCTTTTATCCCACTCTCCACGCCCGCTTCCAGCGGTGCATGGGGACGTGGACGTGGCCCTTGGTGCTCACGCACGAGGCGAAGCGGCCGTCGAGCGCCACAATTCCCAGCGCTCCATACGTCGTGCCGTTATCGACGTGCACCGCATCGCCGCGGCGCGCAAACGTGGGCTTCACTTCCTCCATCTCGAAGCTGGCGGCGATCGTCGCGGCAAACGCTCCCAGGTCACTTCCGAAAATTGCGATCGCGCCGGCTTCGTCGGAATATTTGCCGCGGTGCTCAGCTGCCACATCCACTTCGCCGACCGTCATGCAGCGAGTGCAGTTGCCCAGGTGCATGGCGCAGTCGAACTTTCCCCATTCGAAGTCCACCTGGCGCGCGCTTTTCAGCATGCGGTCAAGGCGTACGTGCCAGTCGTAGTGTCTTTTCAGCATTCGGCACTCAGCACTCAGCAATCAGCCACGGCAGCGCGAGCGCGAAGGGGTTTTAGCTGAGCGCTGACCGCCAAATGCTGACTGCTGCTTTTTACGCATGTACCAGGATCCCCGCCGCGGCGCGGTACTGGCCGCTGGGCGCGGGGCCGCCGCCGCCGCTGGTGAAGTAAACGATGCGCACCATCACGCTGCACTCGCCCTCAGCCACTCCGGTGACCACTCCGTTTAAATCCACCGTCGCGATCGCGGGGTTGGTGGTGGCCATGTCGGCCACAAAGCTGGGCCCGCCGCCTCCGCCGGGAATCGAATAGGTGCTGCTGTCGGAGTAGGTCATGGTCACCGTCATCTGCTGTGTTCCGCCCACCGCGATGGCCGCGCCGTTGGGCGTGACCGTCATCTGCACGGGATAGGGCGAGCCCGAGTTTTGCGGCGCCGGCCAGAACAGTTGCTGCGTTTGCAGCAACTCCGTCGCGAAAAAGCCGAGATCGCCGGGATAGTAAATCTGCTGGTCGGCGTCGTCCAAGCGCCGGTTGGGCGCCTGATTCAAACGGAGCAGCGGATTTTCGCAGGTGATGCCGGCGACACAACTGTTCCCATCGTCGGTAAGCGTGGGAACGTCGAGGCCGCCAGAAAAAATCTGCACCGGGTCTTTGATGAGCGCGCCGGTGTCGTCGAAGAACCCCAGATAAATCGTTGCCGTGCCGGTGATGCGAACCTGGTTGACGATTTCCTGCACCAGGGCGGCCACGGCTCCGTTCAAAGACTGGGTGATGTTCTGTGCCTGCACCTTCTGCGTCTGGGGGATGTTCGAGAGCTTGAGGAGCCATCCCAGGCCGGTGAAGGTTTGCCCATAGGGAAATGTCGAGAGCGGATTCGACGCCGGCCCCGCTGGCGTGAGCGGGCCAATGCCGGTGTAGGCATAAACCGTGTCGTCGGCAAAAACATCGACGACGAAAATGGCCAGCGAAACCGCGCCGCTCGCAACCGCCGCCGCAACGGCCGTGGAAAGGGTTCTAGGCACGTTTCAAGGTTGCAAAAGTTTCAAGGTTTCCGAGTCGCGCGAGGGCGGTTGCAGTCCGTGCTTCTCGATCTTGTAGAGCAGCCCGCGGTAGCTGATGCCGAGTTCGAGCGCGGCCACCGTGCGATTCCACTTCGCCGCGGCGAGAGCCAGCTCGATGAAGCCGCGCTCCGCATGAGCCATCAGCCGATAGAAAGTTGCTCCGGGATTTTTCCGTGAGTTCATTTCACTGCGCGCCCGGCGAGCGCACCGGCGATCCAGCCTTCCTTCAGCGTGTCGGGAAGCGAAGCCCAGCGCGGAAACCCACCAGCCGGCGCAAACGCGCGCTCCGCCTGGCAAAAGGCCTCGTAATTCACGCGGCCGTAATCGGCGTCGGTGCGCGCGAGGGGTTGAGCTGACGGCTGAGAGCTGAGAGCTGATGGCTGCATCTAAATCGCTTCCTCCAACTGAAAACTGATCGTGTAGATCTTGTCCTCATCGATCTTCCAGCTCTGCGAATTCTTCACCAGGCGGAATGTACCTTGCGTGTTCGTGGTCACGATGGCGGTGCCGTCGCTGAGCGCTTCGCGAATGTTGGGATAGATTTTCAGCGTCACATCGCCGCTGCCGTTGGTGCTGGCGTTCTGCAGAATTTTATAAATCCGCTGAGGCTGGCCCACTCCAGCCGTCACCTGGAGCCAGTCGCCGGCGAAAGCCCAGTCCACCACGGACGAGGTGCAGCCGCGCAGGTTCAGTTGATTCAGTCCGCTGGGGTTGGACCCGTTGACCTCTGGAGTTCCGCTCATCGGCCCTTGCGGCGTGGCGCACAGGTAGTCGCCAAACAGCGTCGTGCCCCACTCGCCCATCAGCGCCAGCAGCCACGCCACCCACTGTTCCCCCTGCGCGCGATACATAGGCGGCATGGTGGCCTGCATGGTGAGCTTTTGCCCCGGCCACTGCTGCATCTGCTGGTTGAAGGTGAAAGGCGATTCCGTTTTGGCGACGGCGTTGTCGCTGCCAATGGTCTGCGTCTTCGGGCCGATGCCGGAGATCACCGGCGGCGTAAGTGGATAAATGCTCATGGCAGGCGCGGGCAGCTCAAAAATTAAGACGTCCTGGTTGTCGACGAGCTGGCCGGTGAATCCGGTTTCGAAGAACAGCACGTCCTGGTTGACGGTGAGTGTGGGACTCCCCATAACTTAGCTCGCTTCATACTTCAAATGTTGCGCGGCGTCGGCGGTGGCGGCGGTCCAAGCTCCGCTGATGTTGGGATCGAGCGAGATGCAGCTATCCCAGAAGATGTATCCCGAAGGCGTGGTCTGCACATTGCCCAGGCCGTTGGTGGTTCCGGAGCGCACTCCGTTTTGGAAGGTGGGCGTGCCGGTTCCGGTCTTCTTCACATAGCTGCGCGCGACGACCATGCTGGGCGCCGCGGTAAAGCCCGCAATCGGCATTCCGTATGCATCGTAGTTTCCCGCGGCCGTCGAAGTGACGCTGGTTGTGCCCAGGTTGGGCGGATTGTCATTGGTGCATTGCCAGTTTGCCGCCGCTCCGTTTGGAGTCCACTGCGAATAGCCGCCGGCGCCGGAAGCCAGCTTCGAAACCTGATAGCGATCGGTGCCCAGCGGCGCATTCTGATAGCTGCCGGTGTTGTCCCACACGCGGAAGTCATCGGCCATGCTGTTGCCCAGGCCATTGTCGAAAATGTCGCCCAGGTAGACCTGGTTTACCGTCGAAGTGGTGCGAAAGGTGTTGATCCCGGTGGCATTGATCACCTGCGTTCCGCCGGCCCACAGCTTACACACTCCCGATCCCGAACTGATGGTGATCTCCAGCTCAAAGCCGTACCAGATGCCGGGGAAAAACATTCCCGTCGAGGTGGTGGCCACGGCCGTGCCCGCGGATAAATTCACCAACTGGATGGCGCCCGCACTGGTGACGTTGAGCGCGCACTGCTGCACACCGTTGCTGGCCACGATGAGGAACGGATTGCCACCGCTCCCGGAGTTGCCCAGGGTATTGAAATTGAAGGCGACGAAGATGATCAGCGTGGACTGATTTGACTGGAGGTTTTTGGCGACATACGCGCCGTTCGATGCGAACTTGATGCCCTGGCCGGGCATGCCCGCGGGCGGCGCGAAACGCCGGTAGGCGCTCGAATAAAGGATCGACCCAGCCACCGTCTCATACATCTCCGAGGCGGTGTTGTAATGGTCGAAGGGATCGGCGAACTGGTAGGCCATGGGAAGAAGCTCTTAGCTGTTAGCTCGAAAGTGCCATGCGGGTCATGCGCAACCGGGCCATTGACGCGCGTTTTGCAGCGTGGCATCATTGCCAGCGCTAACGAGGTGCAATTATGATGACCTGGTTGATGCGTTCTTTTCTGCAGATTCTGTCGGTCGTGCTGATGATCTTCGCTGGCATCTTCGCCCTGGCCGCCTTTCACGATCTACCCAGCAAGCCCGAAAATCTAATGTTGGCCCTGGGCGCGATCGTGCTCTGCGGGATCCTGTGGACGTTGACCGCGATCCACGCGCAGCTGGAGAAGGAATCCGAGAAAAGCAAGCTCGCGACTCAGGACTCAGGACTCGCGACTAATGTGGCGTCCGCTGCTGGATCTCGTTCACCGCGTTGATGGCGCGCTGCTCGGCCAGCGGGACGGCGTGAGCCAGCGCCTGCTGAATGCGATCGCCTACCTCTTCATTGCCGCGCGCGTCGATATACCAGTTGTGCGTGCTGCTTCCGGTCCGCACCTGCGACGCTGGCGTAATGGAAGCGCCTGCGGGAACATTCTCCAGCTCCGGTCCTTGCTCTCCCACCCAGGCCATGCCTCCAGGAGCGTCGTCGGTGCCCCCTGCAAAGCCAGGAATCGCGCTGGCAATGTCGAATCCTCCACCGCTTCCTGCGCCCGCTCCGATTCCGCTGGCGCTGAGCGTGGTTGCGGCCGTTTGCAGCGTGGTGGCTGCGGAGATCAGTAAACTGGATCCCGTCGTGAGCTGCGTGCCCGCCGCGGCGAGTGTGGCTGTGCCTCCAGCTCCGCCGCCTCCGGTGATCAGTGACGACAGCGGAGCGAACGCCGACTGCGGCAAATTGAACGGGCTGAGCGGAGCTCCTCCGCCGAGAGACGTGCCTGGAGAAGTTGTGGATCCCGGCTGCTGGCCTTGCGGCGGCCCGAACAGATTGCTGATGCCGCTGGCCTGCATCAGCTGCGCGATGCCCTTGTTGAGCACGAACTTCAGCGCCATCTGATCCAGCTCTTCGAAATACTTCGCCCATGCGGTTTTGCCGCCGGTGAGCGCGTTAACTGTCTGGTCTTCGAAGCCCTGCAGGCCTTTGTTTAAAATGTCGAAGGTGAAGGCGCCCTGCTGACTGCCGCTTTTGTTGAGCTGAAGAATGAATGCTTCAAAGCCGGCGCTGGCATCGCCGGTTTTGCGCAGCAGCAGTTCGAGTTTGTTGGTCGACTCCGCCAGTTGCTCCTGGAGCTTTTGCTGCGCGGCCGCGAATTGTTCCGTAGTGATGCGGCCTTGCTGCTCCAGCGTTTGCAGCACGCGCAGGCCGGTTTCGTATTTTTGTTCCGGCGTCTCGATCTCCGCCAGGATCTTTCCCGCCTCAGCCCAGGCCTCGTTCGCATCAGTCTGCACTTTCTTTAATTCCTGCAAGTCGGCGAGCTGGGGCGCGAGCTGCAGCCTGGGCTGGGGAATGTTCGGAGTCTGCGCGATGCCCGCGGGCAACGGCGCGCCCGCGATCGGGATCTTCGCCAGCGCCGCCTGCGCGTTGGCGATATCGGCATTGAGCCGCGCTTTCTCCACAACCTGATCGAGCTTGTGGAGATATTCATCCAGGCGCTGCCCTTCGATTCTCGTATCGAGAGCCGAAGCCTTCGATTCCTGGATCGCACGAAAGTCGTTGATCGCCTGCATTCGCAGGCCTGTCACTTCCGTCATCAGCTTTTGCAACGGGTCCGCGGCCGCTCCAAACTCCGGGCCGAACTTGCCCAGGCCTCCGGAGATATCCTTTTGCAGCGCTTCCATCGCCTGCCGCTGCCGCTCCATCTGCTGCGCCATATCGGGCTGTGTGGCGAGCCCACGGCGCGCGGTATCTTCTCTCAGAATGTCCTCAATGACCGACCGCTGCGCCTTCAGCATCTCGAAATATTTCTGATTGCTGGCCAGCGTCTCCCGATCGACGGGCGGCTGCTTCACGCCAGGACTTCCGGGCACATCGAAAGTAAAGCCTACGGATTGCTGATGCTGCAACAGAGCCATCTTCGCGGCGATGTCCGCGCCCGTCGTCGACATCTCCGCATTCACGCGCTGCAACGACTCGCGGACGCCGGCCAGCGGATCGGCGGAGCTGGCGCGCATGATCTCATCGAGCGTGCGCTTGAACGCATCAAACTTTTTCGCGCTCTCATCCGCGCCGAGGTTCATAGAAAAGAAGTTGTCCTTGATGAAGCCGAGGGCAGCCATAAACTGAGTGAAAGGCTTAGCGGCGGCGCCGGCGGCTTTGGCTTCTTTGTCGAACGCGTCGGCAATTTCTCCAATCCCTTTTTTCGCCTGATCGAGCGCGCCGGTGTCGATCTTGAAGTCCGCGAGCTTCATCGCGGCGCCCGGCTGATCCTGCTTGGCGGCCAACTCCAGTGACAGCTCCTGCATGGTGCGCGCGTGGCTGGCGCCCAGATCGCCGATCACGTCGCCGGTGTGGCGCACCGCCTCGGCATAGGCTTCCTGCGCCTTCTGCGCTTTCTCAATACGCTCGCTGATCTTGTCGAAGGCTTCCACGCCCACGGTGGCCAGCGCGCCAAAGATGGCTCCGCCCAGCACCGTTTGCAGGCCCTGGGCCAGCAGCGGGAACTCCTGCGTGAGGATGCGGGTCAACGGCCGCGAGACGTGGATGCCCAGCGCCTCATCGATGAGCCGGAAGGATTCGGCGCCCTCGCGCGAGGCGCGCTTCATCTCCGCGCTCATGCTCAGCGTCTGCGAATTCAAAATGCGGAAAGCCTCCGGCGCGTCCTTCTGCAGCGCAGAAAGATCGAGGCCGAAGCCCACCATCAAGTTGGCTAAGTTATTGGACATAAAAAATCGTTCACCACAGAGTCACAGAGGCACAGAGAAAAACCGAACACCTTGCAAAGGCCCATCCAGGCTGGGCTCTTACAAAGTTTTCGGGTTTCTCTGTGTCTCTGTGACTCTGTGGTGAAAAAGTGTTTACCGCAGCAACTGCTCGACATTGTTCAGCGCGTCGCGGAAATGATCGGCCACGGCTTCTACGGCCGCGTCCTGCGAGCTTTCGAACGCTGGATTGAGCCAGGGATGGGGAGGAACGTCGTGCGAGCCGAGTTCGACCTGGCGGCCGGTGCGGTGGCGCTGTTTCGCGCTGCCGAAGCGCGATGCCCAGGAGTAGCCTGGCTCGCCGTGCCCTCGTTCGACAAGGCCCCCATACACTCCCGGCGACGTGGTGGAATCGACGCTGCCGGCATATTTGCCGCGCTTGCGAGTCTTCAGCCCCGGGCCGGGGTATCCAGGGCCGACCAGCACACGCATGTTCGCCAGATCGCTGCCGATCTTGACCACGACGATGATGTCTTCCTCCAGGTCGCCGCTTTTGCGATGCTGCTCGGCGTTGGCTTCCGCGGCGGTCTGGATAATTTCTCCTGCGGCTTCGAGCGCGGGACGCGCAATCTGCTGCGCCAGCGCCAGCGGCAATTGATCGAGCCGCCGCGCCAGTTCTTCGAGTCCTTGGACGCCTTCAGGCATTTGGGCTTTTCACCACGGAGTCACAGAACACGGAGGAAACCTTTTTAGCTTTTCCTGTAGAGATCCTCCGCCGCTTCGAGAGTGGTCTGCAAGACTGTCTCGGGATCGGCGGCCATAGGAAGAATCGCAGAATCGGTCTGCCAAAATTCATCATGCAGATGAAGAGATCTCCACCTCCGGCAATGTGACGGCGTTCGTCGTCGCTCAACTTCCAGCGGGTCACCACGCAGGTTTGCGTGCGAAACGCCGGCAACGGCTCGTATTCCGGCTGATTCTTCGCGTAGACGACCTCACACGCGGCACTCGAAGGGAAGATCGGGGTGACTGCCTTCATCTGTCTACTCCATGCGCGATTGTTTTACTTCCTGATTTTGGTCTTCTCTGTGGCTCTGTGCCTCTGTGGTGAGAGCACTTTGGCTTTCAAGAAAAGCCGTCAGCTCAGAGTCGGCCACTAGGCCGCCCAGCACTTCATCGTGCTTCACGCCCACGGCGATCTCCAACTCGGAATTCATCACACGCACCCGCACGTGATCGTCTTCCACGGCGAGGATCTCGCACAGCAGGGAAGCGGGCTTGCCGGGCAGCAGCCGTTGGCCGTTGATATCAAGCATGTTGGCTGACGCTCCGCGTTCGTGCCGACTGAGATCCTTCCGCGCGTGAAGAAAAGCACGCGCTGTCAGGATGACAGCTTAGCTCTGCGCGAGTTCGATCTGCGACGGTTCCACCCAGATGCCGGTGCGGGTGCGGCCTTGCAGCTTGTCTTTGGCTGTGGGGTTGATGTGGCCGTAAGCGTCCACGGTTTCCAGGTGCACGAACTGCGCGACGGAGCCCTGGAGTTTCGAGACGCGGAATGGGATGAGCACCAGATCGCCCACCTTCATCTCTTTGCCCTTCGCATCTTTGTAGGGGATTTCTACAGCTTCCGTTGTCATGTGTTCTTCTCCTTTGAAATGTTGAAACTCTGAAAGGTTGAAACTTAGTCGTCCTGAAAAGTATCGCCAGCCAGCACCCGCTCGGCAAACTCGCGGAGTTTATCTTCTTGAGTCTGGATCTTGGCGCCGGGCATAAAGTGAGCCGCGGTGAAGCCGCCCTCGGGACGGCCCTCTCCGCTGTAAAGCAGGTTCCACAACGCCGCCTCGATGTTGGCCGCCGGCCAGAGCCAATCGCGCTGCACGTCCGCGTCCGCCTCGAACAGAAGCTGCAGTTCGCGCGGAGTCGAATTCAGGAATTCGGAATTAGTGAGTCGGAGGCGGCGTCTGGCGCGGGCCCAGAGCCATCCGATGTCGGAGCTACGATCGGGATCGTCTTTTCTTCCGGCGCGGCCGCGGGCTTTGCGGGCGCCGGCGGAGCGTTTGGGTCGGGCTCCTTGGCTTTGGGCGAGGCCAGGTTAACCGCCTTGACCATGCGCAGCGAGATCTGGCGAGCCGCGTCGCCAATCGGGATCATGCCGCTGAGTTGAGCCAGCGTCATGGGCGCTTTCCAGCTCAGGCCATCCGGTTGGAGCTGGTGGAGGCCTGCCCACAGGCACGCGATCCAGCGCTCGGGATCGACATCGAGATCGATGCGCGTCCAGCTGGAGGGGAAAAAGAGGCTATCGCCCTGCACCGGATTGTAGCCGTCGAAGCGCCAGCAGAGCACTTCTTTGTCGGGCGCGAGCCGGATGAGGTTTGGCCCTTCATGTTCCGCTCGCGCCGCTCCGCAGCGAAGGCAAACCACGTCCTTCTCATTGACGAGGGGTTGCGGCCGGGAGCGCTCGATCCGCGCCGTCTCCTGTTTGTAGACGATGCAGGCGGCCATCTTGTAGACGAGCGGATACGACTTGCCCTCAATGAAGACGGTGACCGGGGCGCCGGTGATTTCGTTCTTCAACAGATCAGACATGGTTCCTCGCAAAAAGCAGGTTCCTCACCCGCGCTAGCGCGCGCGTTCGGAATGACAAAGGGTGTTTGCTCGCGGCTCGCGGCTCGCGACACAGGGCTAACTACGACCAGGTGATGGTGACGGGGCCGGTGATCTGGATCGAGGCTTTGACCGCCACGGCTTTGTCAACCTTGAAGTCGAAGCTGTCGGCTTCGATGTAGCCCTGGAACACGTAAGTGCTGCCATCCTGCGTGGTCAGCTTCCAGTAGTTGGTGGCGGTCGTCGAGCCCGCCTGGAGGTTGGCGGCAACCGCCTGCTGCGTGGGGTCGGTGGGGCTGAAGACCATGCCGAAGCTGACGACGCCGGGGTCCACCGAAGTCTTGAGATATTCCTCATTGACGGCGCCGCCGCTGCTGGCGGGGCTGTCGAAGTTGGTGATCTTATCCTTCGTCGCTTTGCCCAGCGGCTGGGTAACGTCCATCACCTGCGCGACGTTGGTGTAGCTCGATCCAGCGGTGCCTCCGTTGGCGAGTTTGGTTCCGTATCCGGGAATTGCGATCGATGACATGGGTTTCTCCTTATAGCAAAGCTGTCAGCTCTCAGCTTTCAGCTCTCAGCAAAAAAGTGAGAGTGATTGGAAGCTGACGGCTGATAGCTGATGGCTGGTTTCTCTAAACGGCTCCAGCGGGGCCGGTTTGCGTGCCGGAAACGCGAAGCCGCGCGGCGAAGATTACGGCCTTGTCGCCGGCGGGAATGTCGAACGGCTTGTAGGTGCTGACGTACGCCAGGAACGTCCAGGTAGTGACGCCATCGCTCAACAGCAACTGCCACTGCGCCAGCGTGCCCGCGTAATGCAGCGTGCCCAGCTCGAGCTGCGAGCTGTTGGTGGGGATGACGACGCCTTCAATGTCATACTCGCCGGCATCGACGCGGCCGGGGATGGGCGCGCATCCGTTGCCCGCGGTGAGGATGTTGGTCTGGTCGAGCATGTTCTGCTTCGAGCCATCGCCCGAAGGCGACATCTTGCGCAGCTGCGCGATCGTGAGCCACGCGCTGCCGTTCTGCAGTTGCAGCTTCGATCCGTAGCCGGGAATAGCGATCGTCATGATTAGTTTGTAAGCCGCGAGCTTTTGCTCATCGCTCGAAGCTCATCACTCGCCGCTCTCGGTGAAGAAGGCGCGCAGGCGCAGAAGCGATTTGAAAACATAGCCGCTGCCACCTTGCTCGTATCCTTCGTCCGAATCCATCGTCACTTCGTAAAACTCGATCTGCGTGCCCTCGCTCAACGCGCCGGAAAAATTTTTGAGCGTGTCGCGCACCGACTGTGAAAGCGCGCGCGCGGTGGGCGCGTCGGCGGCGTAGCTGTCGAATTGGATCTCGCCATTCTGCAACCCGCTGGGGCCATCCTGGGAGTGCGCGGCCGGGGGAACATCCACCAGGTGCAGAACCACGTAGGGCGCCTGCGCGCCTTTGTTGGCCGCGCTCTGGAAGAGGCTGTTCTCTCCTGTGGAATCTCCCAGCTTCCCGCTCACCGCGGCCGTCCCGGCGAGCAGCGTGAAAAGTCCTTTGGCGACGGGCATTCGTTATGGACCTACGCCCATCAGCAGCAACTGGCCGCTGCCGTTGGCCGGCTGCGTGGGATAAAGTTCCAGGCCGACTGCGTTCCACGCCCCGGTGGGAACGGTCGCCGTGTCGGTGACGGAAGTCCCGGCGATGGCCGCAGTGTTATCCATAATGGCGACGGCGTTGGAGTTGCCCGCGCCTCCGGAGATGTTCGGCCGCAGATTGCCTGAGGTAGCCGTGTAGGTGGCGTTCACTCCGTTGCCGAAGATAGCGACAATGAAGCTGTTGCTCTTGGTCGTGGTCACGGAGATGGAGGAACTGGTGCTCGATCCGCTGTTGATTCCGTTGGTGCCGACGCCCACGACGCCGGAATATTCGGCGACGGCTTCGGAGGCCTTGGCCGAGGTTGTCCACTGGCATTTGAAAGAAGTGGCGCCGGCGATGGCCGTGCCATAGAACTCGTAGGCATTGTTCTCGTGAGTGTTGAGCGTGAGCGCGTTGGAATTCTGGTCGGCGCAGCTCAGCGAAGTGACCGCCGCGGCGAACATGATGCCCAGCACGACCTGGTTGCCCGCGGTGGGCGAGTAAGTGACGGTGAGGGAAGTGCCGGCAGTCCCGCTGTTGCTGGCAGTTGCGCCGCCGACGTAAGCGACGGACGCAAACGCGCTCTGCCCACAGAGACACAGAGCCACCGCGAGAAGCAGGAGCGCGATGCGTTGCTGAAATCGTGTCTTCATGGTCCTACTGTTGGACGTAGCGAATCTCTCCGGACGTCTGACCGGTGCTCGAAAGCAACAGGCACACGTTATCGGCGGTGGTCGCAGTTTTGTAGACCCAGTTGCTGCCAACACCTTTGACCAGGCCTCCGTTGGCTCCGAAGTTCCAGCCGGTGGCCGCGGTGGATCCGCCCGCCATGCCCGCGGTGCTGCTGCCGCAAGTGGTTCCGGTGCCTTCGACCAGGGCGATATTTTGCGCGGTGGCCGTGACGATATCGATCGCGCAAATGTAAGTCTGTTTTCCGGAAGTGCCGGTGATGACCTGGCCGCTGGCCGTGAGACTGATGGTGGCCTGCGATCCTGCATTCGCCTGGCAGGGATCGACAACGATTGCAGACCCGTTCTCGTCGACGATATCGACCTTCAGATTCGCATTGGCGTCGAGCTGAAGCGGCTCCTGCTGGCCAGCAGAGGGCGATGGCGCCGAAGAGTTATAAACTGCGCCTGCTTGCACGGAATTGGCCGCGGCGCTGGCTCCTGCAGCGGCGTCGAGAGCCGCGCCGGCGTTGCCTACGGCTCCAACTTTCTGCACGCCGGTGGCAGCGGTGGCAACTGCAGAGCCGCCAACATTTTTGACGTTGGAGTCGACCACGCCCGCAGCGCCGAAAGCTGTGCCATCGGCGCCCAACAGATTGACATCGAGCGCGAATTTTGATGTGTAGGTGCTGGAGTTGGAGGTCAGCGCGTTGCCCGCTCCATCCTGAGTGCGCGAGTTCCAGGTTCCACTCTGCGAAACCGCTGGAGTGTTGGTGATGAAGGCATTCACTCCCAGCACATTCACGGCGCCGGGCGAAGTGCCATAGGCGGAGGGAGCGCCGAGAGCCACACTCGCAACCTGCGTCCAGTTGATGGTCCACGGGCCGCCCGTCTGTCCGACATTCCACGTACCCGATTGCGCGACGGAGGGAGTGTTGGCGACATTTACTTTCAGATTCGCGCTGCTGTCGAGCTGCAGCGGCTCCTGTTGGCCGCTTGACGGCGAAGGCGCGGAAGAATTGTAGACGCCGCCTTCGAGCAAGGAACTGGTGGCCGCGGTAGATCCGGTGGCGGCGATCGCGTTCTCGATCACGATGTGGAGATCACCGAGAGAATCAGTAGTAAGGCCGATGGCGTTGCCGGCGTTATTGGCCATGGCATAGAAGCCCTTGGCCGGAACTGCGGACGCCGCGGTAGCGTCGGCAGCGTCCGTGGTGCTCACCGCGCTCTGATTCGAAGCGAGGACCACGGGCGCGGAGCCGGCCATAGTGGCCTGGCCGTTGGCGTTGCCGCCCGAGCATCCCATTTTGCAATTCACTTCCACATAGCCGGAGCCGTCGACGGGGCTGATGATGGAAGCGCTGCTCGATCCCGCGGCGCCCGGATTGTTTACGTAGCCGAGCAGGATCACGGTTACGGTGCCGGTGCCGGTGATGGTGGGAGTGAGTTGCCCGATCAGTGTAGGTGTGGTCGCGGTGGTGTTGGCATAGATGGTGGCCGAGGCGCAGGAACCGATCGTTGCTGACGAAAGAATTCCGCCAGTGGAGAAGCCGGAGCCGGTGGAGGAATCAAGCGAGATGGCGCATGCCGAAACTGTGCCCGCCGGCACGAAGAACAATTGAAAGTAGCGCAGCCCGTTTACGGTGAAGGCGTTGGTGGAAGGCGAGCTGGCGGTGAAGGTCCAGCTCAGCGCGAGCTGCGCCGGAGCGGAGGCATACGAGACCTGGATGCCTTGCTGCGCGTTGCCGCTGGGCACCAGGCACAGCGCGAAGAAGACGAGCAGGCCGATGGGTACGAAGAATCTTTTCATTGTAGGAATCCTTTTTCACCACAGAGTCACAGAGCCACAGAGAAAAAACGAAACGCGGAAAAGGCCCTCCCCCGAACGCCCTCTCCACTTCCAAGGTTTTCTCTGTGTCTCTGTGCCTCTGTGGTGGAGAAATTTCCTTTACGACGCGGAGCCGGCGTTCTGGTTGATCTCGAAGCAGTAGATCTTGAGCTGCCACTTCATCTCGTCAGGATCGTCGATGTGCTCGATCTGAAAGGTGCGCGTTTTTCCGCCATCGAGGTATTGGATCGTCATCGAGTCCAGCACCCCGAGTTGGTAAGGGATGACGGCCAGGTGCGATGACTTTTGCGCGATCTGCTGCGCGCGATCGACTTCATCTCCGGCGAGTGCCCACATTCCCATCCATGACGTGAAAATGGCGCTGCCCACCGCCGTGCCGGCCAGCGCGTTTCCCTGGCTACAGAACGTGGCCTGTTTATTCAACTGGCCTGGCGAGGCGTACATGCCAGGGCGCGGCAGACCGGAAGTGAGACGGCGCAGGGGCACTTAGTTGTACTGGAGGATTGCGAACTTAATGGCGACGTTCGAGCAGGTGAGATTGATCGTGCCGCCGCTTTGCAGCCAGCCGGACTGGTACTTCATTTGCACCGTCGAGGTCGCTCCAGCGGCGACGGATTGACTCGTGAGCGCTGTGTCGAGGCGTCCCTGGCCATCGGCCACACTGCTGACAGTGAAGGTGTAAGTACTGCCGCCACTGTTCAAGGCTTGGACGATTTCCCGTCCAGTAGAGACGAAGGAGTTGCCGTTTGTGGCATCGCAAGCAGTGTAGGTCGTGGTGAGCGAACTGGTGCTCCCATTGTTTTGCACCATCACCTGCGTGGTGAGCGGGGTTGGGCCGGTGGCAAAGGCCGTGCTGGCAAACATGAGCAGCGCGGCGACGAGGCATACGGACTTTTTGAGGAACGATGGTTTGCGGTTCATAAAGGGTGAGCCTTTCGAGTTGGGCTATCAGCTATCGGCAAAAACAAAAAGCAGGTTCCTCACCCGCGCTTCCGCGCGCGTTCGGAATGACAGAGGTTTGTTTTGGCTGAGTGCTGACGGCTGTTGTTACTGTTCGTGCGAATTGCGGGTGAGCTGCTGAAACTGGCGCTGCATCGCGATGGCGCGCAGCTGATCGTTTTGCGTCTGGCAGAGCGCCTGGTGCTCGGCTTCCGCTTCGGCGATCTGCTCGGCCGTGCCCGTGATGCGCAGGAAGCGGACTTTCTTTTCTGAGTCCGCGATCGCTCCGGGCGTGATGGCCGTGGCCGGCGGATGCTTTTCGGCGTCGGGCAGCGCTCCAAAATCTTTTTTCATGATTATGCTGACGCTCCAGGTTTGTTCCGACTGAGATTCCTCCGCGAGCCCTTCGACTCAGCTCAGGACAGGCTCCGCAAAACGCGCGCTGTCGGAATGACAAGCCGTGGGATCATGAGAGCGGGCCGAAATCCATGACGCGGTTGCTTTGGATAATCGCTTCCAGACCGAAGGGCACGCTGCCGGCGTTGCCCATGGTGACTGGCTCACGGTTGTAGTACCAGTGCGCGGCCAGCATCATGATGCCGATCTTGAATTGTTCCGGGATCCCGATATCGCCGGTGTAGCTGGTGATCTCGTTGGGCGGGTTCTGCGCGCCTGGCTGATTCGGCCCAAGGCAGAGCCAGGCTCCGGAGATACTGTTGTCGCTGCTGGTGACGCCGCGCGCGGTTGCCCAGGTTGGCGCCGTCGCTGCGGTGGTGAGTTCGGCGACGTTCAGCAGTTGGAGATTGTTGTTGGCGTCGAAAATGATCGTCGGCTGCTGGAGCGCCTGGTTCGCTACCCAGGGGCCGACGCATGGACCGTAATTCTTCCAGTTGCAGCTTCCGTCTCCGGAGATTGTCGCCCCCACGGCCGCGGCTTCGAAATCGGGCCGCGCGGTGCCTGTGGTCTGCGTGCCCGCGGTGGTCTGCACCCAGAGGTTGTCGTTGGCGTCGATGATGTAGGCGCATTGCGGAACCTGAAGCTCTTCTTCCCACACGGCCGGCTCGATAACGAATTGCTGCGAGGTGGCCTGATAGCCGGCGGAAAAAAATATCTGCACGGTGTTGACGCCCACGATGCCAACGGGCCAGCGCTGGCCGGGCAGGGGCGTGAGGCGGCCGGGCTGGGAAGAATAGTCGACTACGAAATCGACGCCGGCGGTGATCTGATGCGGATTGCCGTCGGTGCCAACGTAAATGATTTTCTCGACCGCGGTGACGGGGGTGCGCAGCAGACGCTTCTCAAAGGGCGAGACCATCTGGTTTTGCAGGCCGCCGATCGCCGGGTAGGGATAGCTGGCAATCGGTCCGTAGCCGAAGTAAAACGGGAACGCGGCACCGAACAGCGGCGCATAGGGCGACTGGAAGTAGGGAAAAAACGGGAAGCCATCTTCGTATTGGCAGAAGTTGCGGTTGGCCAGCGTGAGCCCCAGCATGTCTTCCAACTGGCGACGCGCGGCAATGCCGAGAGTTTTGATGAGCACGCCATCGGGCGTGCCGGCCGGCTGCTTGAGAAACGGAGTGAGTTCGGCGACGGGATCCACCGGCTCAACCGCGGGCAGCGAGATTTCGAGAATGCTCGACATGGAAAAGCACGCGCTGTCGGAATGACAATTTGAGCGCGAGCCCCGAGCCGCGAGCGGTTTCTCTCGCGACTCAGGACTCGGGACTCGCAGCTAATTAGCTGTGCTGCACGAGCATGGAGAACGCTTTGGCTTGCAGGCGCTCGCCATCGGTGCGGAGATAGGCCTGGAAGCCCACCTGGTGGTTCGGCATGTACATTTCGTTGTAGCGAACCATGGTCATGCCGAGCACGTCGCGGATGACGTACTTATCGAACTTGCCGAAGATCACGGTGTCGGTGGCGGCAGCGGGAACTCCGTTGACGGCCGGCGCCATGGCGGCGTTCCAGTCAAGCTCGTAGCCCATGATCTTTTTGAGCTCGCCAGTGGTGGGATCGGTGAACAGCGGACGTCCGTACTTGTCCTTCACCTTGCGCAGGTAGTCGAGGATCGACCAGTGCGCCATGAACTTCGCTCCTACACGGTACGACGGATCGACGGCCGAGATGAGGCTTTCGAAATCGTCAGAACCGATGGAGTTGGACCCGGTGGCGCCGGTGCCATCGTTGGCGCTGGAACCCGCCGCGGTGACGGTGTTGGGGCTGGCATCGTTGTTGATGGCGGTGACGATGCCGGTGGGCTGCGTGGTGCCAGTGCCGGTGGTGTAGCCGGCTTCAGTCAGACGGCCGAGACGTATGCCGAGCAACTGCGCCAGCAGAGCTTCGAGATCGAAGGCAGAATCCTGGAGCAACTGCACGCTGACCAGAACCTGATCAGATGAGGCCAGGTAGGCGTTGTAGACCACTTCCGAGAACGTCGGATTGGTCTGCGCGACGCCCGCTGCTTCCGCCAGCCAGCGGCCCTGGTTCGCAGTGTCATCCGTAACCGGCCAGTGCAGAGCGTTGCCGGTGTTGGTCGGCACGATGCGGGCGTTGCGGCGCATTCCGCCGTAAGCCTTCATGGTGATTTCCAACTCACGCTGGAAGCCCACAGGGATGGTGTATTCGCCCAGCGAGCCGGTGCCGACGTTCAAACCGCTATAGGCGCGGAGTTCGCTCTGGAAGCCGTCGAGCTTCGCGGAGACCTGGCCGGTGCGTGCCCAGCGCAGGAACTCTCCGCGATACTCGCGGCTGCTGGCAATGGTGAAGGCGCGGCGCATGGATTCAGGCATCTCGGCCAGGCGGCGCTCGTTTTCGGTCGCGTTCTCGCGCAGATCTGAGGTAAGTCCGTTGCCGTTGCCGGAGCCAGGCTGCGGGGCCGGCGGAGGAGTGATCTGCCGCATTTCTTCGTCGAGGCCTTCCTGCGCGGCGCAGGCTTCAATTTGGGTCTTCAGCAATTTCTGTTGCGTGTGGAGTTCGCCGTGGCGCTTCTGCGATTCGAGGGTGAAGTTGTCGCTTTCACCGATCTCGCGCATTTCCTTGATGAGGGCTGCGCGTTTTTCCTGCAGCTTGAGCTGTTTGTCCGTCATGAGAATGAGTCCTTTTTCACCACAGAGGCAGAGAGGCGCAGAGCCAAACCTTTTTTGCTCTTCCCCGAGCCCTTTTTATTTGGGAAGGTGTCTCTGCGCCTCTGTGTCTCTGTGGTGGAGATTTGGAATGGGTGCAACACGCATCCCCGAGCCCGCGGCTTGCGGGCTGGTGTGCGCATCCGCCGCGAGCGCGCCTGGCTCCTGGCCCAGCCCCCGGTTGAAGGGCGAGCGCCGCGGCGGCGGAAGTCGTTTATTACAAAATCGTGATTTCGTGATATCTAGCTGAGAGCCCAGGCGGTCGTAGTGGGGCTGCACAGATATACCGCGTTGTAGGAGGTGATTGTGGCGTCGTCGCCGATGTTGCCGGCAGAGGTGAGAACGTGCTTGTTGCCGTTGATCACATTGCTGGCCACGGTGAGGGTGTGAGCGTGACCGCTGGCGTCGATAATTTTCAGCGCCTGAGCGTCATTGCCGCCATTGGCTGGCGAACCGGCAACTGGAGTGGCGAGAGTCATCGCCGCAACGCCGGCGTAGGTGACAATCACTTTGCCGTGAGTGATGGTGATGGCGGTCGGTCCGGCCGTCGAGACGATCTGTGTCCCGGCCAGTTCCTGATCGACGTAAGGCCCGAAGGTGCCGAGCAGATCGTCTTTGGGGCTGGAGGTGGTTCCGGTGTAAGTCAATGTGACGCCGGCGAGAACGGCCAACGCGAGGAACGCGGCGAGGCCGCCAGAGTGGACTGCGAAAGCTGCGAGTGCGAGAGGGTGCATAAGAATCTCCTGAAAAGTGATTTGTGATTCTAGGAAAGCTGTGAGCTGTGAGCTGCGAGCTAAAGTTCGAGTTCGGCGTTGATGGTCAGCGCGCGGGCGCGGGCCAGATTGAGCGAGACAACTTCACTTCGCGGATGCGCGCTGCGCTGGGTGCATCCGGAGCAGGCATCGCAGCGGCAATTGCAGCGTTGCTCGTCGTCGTCTCCGTCGCTGCCATCGGGAATGTCGCCGCCGGTGACCACGTCGGCGCGGGCTTGAATCTTGGCGCGGATTTTTTCCCGGATCTCCGCGGGGATACCTTCGGCCCAGGCCGCCGATCGTAACTCGCGGGCGAGGGCGCCCGCGCCACGCGCGCCCACGCTGGTGCCCTCATAGGCGGGATAGGTCACGGGGCCGACGTCGTAAAGCTCGCCGATTTCTTCGATCACGCGGGTGTAGACGGTCATCTTCCCGCCGTCCTGCTCTTCTTCGCGCCAGCTTTGTTTGCTCACACGGAAGGCGAAGCTACAGCCGGTCACGTCGCCGCGCTGCACGAAACAGCGCACGTTTTGCGCGATGCTGGTGCGGATGTCGAGGTCGTTGTCATAGCTCAGGCCCTGGCGATCCTGCACCATGCGCAGCGTTTTATTGGTCGTGCGTCCGAGAACGTTGTCAGGCTGGTGGTTGAAGAGGCAGCGCGTGTCCTGCTTTTCTTCGAGCACGCGCGAGAAGGCGCCGGGCTTGATGCTTTCGACGAAGCGGCAGCCGCTGTCTTCATACAGCACGTAGTCTTCGTTGAAGACGGCCGCGTAGCCTTCGATCGCGGGTTTGTCGTCGGTTCCTTTGGCGCGGACGTCGGCGCCTTTGGTGAAGCGGCGTTCCAGTTTCATAGAGATCAGCTCCTTTTGCGGCGTTTCTCTTGCTTCGGCGCGGGGCGTGGCTGCGGACGCGGTTTGACGGCCGTCTGTCGTGAGCGATCGAGCATGGCGGATTCGGGTGCCGGATCGGCTAAATGCAGCGCGCCGGCGTCGCGAAGAATTTCCGTTGCGATTGGAATTGAGCCGATGTATTGCACGGGAGCCTCCACGGCGACGCGCGCGTCGATGCGGCGCACGGCTTCGATGGAATCGAGATCGACGATTTCGTTGCTGTCGAGCATCATGACTTTCATGCGACGGGCAACTCCTCGGGATCTTCTTCCTCTTCGGGATCCGGATCGCGATGGCATTTCTCGCGCAGGAATTCGATGGCGCGGCGCAACTCAGTGGCGGCGAGCTCGTCGGACCGCGTGGAAGAATCAAGTTTGCCAACGTGCGCTTCACTGACGCGGACCGCAAGGCCGCCGATGTAGTCGCGAACTGTCTGCACGCTCTTTTCGCTGAGCCGCATGTCGCCAGGCATGACGGGATCGCATTCGAAGGCGGCGGCGATCGCGCTCAGCGTGGGCGAGAAACAGCGCTCAAAGTCCTTGGAATCGGGCTTGCTGCGGGCCAGAATGCGGCCTAAAGCGTCGCGGAAAGTGGGAGCAAAGAGATGGAAATAGTGTTTTAGCTCGGAGTCCTGAGCCGCGAGTCCCGAGGTGCGCTTTCCCCCTTGCGTTGTGCCGCTGGCCGGTTTCGATCCGCCGTCGCCGCCGTCCTGATCGTCGCCGCCCTGGCCTCCGTCGTTGCCGTTCTCCGCATTGGCCGCGGATCCTTTGAGTGTCTCTTCGGTGACGACGACCATGTTGACCGGCTGCCAGAGCTTGTCTCCGGGGCGCTTGCTCTTGAACTGTTTGTCGGAATACGGCTGTTCGCCGAGAAGCGCGCGGCCTTCGTCGATGGTGTAGAGACCGGCGTAGCGGCCCATCTGCACGCCTTTCAGCAGATCGGCATAGGTGGCGCGCTCGAAGTTCGTGGTGTTAAAGCGGCAATAGAAACGGCCAGCGTTGCGTCCGGTGCGCGGAAAGAGTTTGATGTTGACCGACTGCTCCCACTTGTTGAGCCAGGGCTTCAGTACGAAGACCAGAAATTCCAGGGCGCGCTGTTCCATGTTGGCGCGGGACTCTTCGGAGATCCCGAGAAAGTGCGGCGGCACGCCAAAGATGGCCGCGAGTTGCTCGCGATTGAATTTGCGGGTCTCGATGAATTGCGCTTCGTCGGGCGGGACGCCGATTTTTTCCCAGCTCCAGCCACCATCGAGCAGCGCGGGCTTGTTGGACTGGCCGCGGCTGTGGCCGGCCATCCACGACATGAGCGCAGCTTTCTTTTTGTCTTCCTTGAGAAAGCCTGGCGCTTTGAGGTAGCCGCCGGGGCGCGCATCATTGGCGAAAAACTT